ATATGCCATTGGTGTTAACACTTCACGTTTTGATATGATTAAAATAACCATTTCAATAACAAATGCAAATACTAATGTTGCATATAATACGATAAATAATGATTTGCCGCCATTTTGGTATGCCCACATAAATAATATTGCAAACATTGCTGCACCAACCATTAATGCAATACCCACAAGAACAGTTTCAGTTAAATATATTGTTTGGGTTTTATCAATAAATGGTTCATACATTGTAATATTGTGTTTTAATAATGATTCAAAGTTATTTTCCATTAACTTTACTCTATTAGACCGCGAGAAATATTTTTAGTATCTAGTAGTAGAAGTAACATGGCTAAATCTAAAAAAATTATGAAAGGGGGGGCATTACCAACGAATCCATCTACTTATTTAATAGTTGGTATGTTACTTATGAGTGCAATAGTATTCGTATGTATATTCGTTGTATATTTTAATATAAATACTGTTCAAGAAGAAGCACCACGTCATAAACGTAACCATAGCCATCACGGCCACCACCATGAAGAATGTGAAGCATCTCATCAACAAGTTATTCATATTGTCACACCACCATCAAGTGCTAAACCACCAATATATCCTAACAAAGCTCCAGTATACCCAACTCGAGGGGTACCATTGGAATATCAACAAATTGGTGTTTTAGTTTCAAAAGATAGTCCAGAAGAAAAACCAATTATTATGCCATTGTTTGGGCGAAAAATGTATTCAAGAGACCGTTGGGAATATTATACTGCATCAAATGAATATAATATGTGGAGAATATCCGTAAGTGTTAATAATAGAGATTGTCAAGATGATGTAGGATGTGATGAAATATTTAATGGGGATAATGTTACTGTACCTGATTATGCAAATAAAGTTTTCGTAGCAAAAATATATAAGTACACTACACCAAGTGTTTTTGCAGAACGTTATTAAACTCGCAATTTAATCAATATTGCATATAAGATTACTGCAAACACAATTGTGCGAATAATTCTATCATATTGTTCAATATTAAAAGAGACGGGAATTCTATCATAAATGAAACTTGTATCAAATGGGTAAAACATTAATGCTGCAATAACTGCTACCAAAAGTGAATAGCGCACATATGATAAATTTACTAAGGAATATAACATAGCCAATGTACCACTTGGTTGTTGTGAAGCACTTTGCTGAAATTGATTACCTTGTTGTGCATATTGTTGCGTTTGATTAAATTGCGGTGGCATTTGTTGTATAGGATATTGTTGCTGATAAACATGTTGTACAGTAGCCTGAGTAGGAAATTGTTTTTGCGGAGGATTACGTTGTAAATCTCTTTCGACTTCATTAATAACATTTGTAACATCTTGTTGTGGAAGGGGTCGTTGAACTTGTTTTTCCATTTCATTGATTACATTTGCAATGCTCATATCTTCAAGTTGATGAATATTTTCCTTAATTACTTCATTTGAAATATTTGTAGGTAATTGGTTTACTGGTGTACTCATTGAACTCATTTATTCAGGTGATTTGTCTATAACCTTGGGTAAAAATAATACATACTTTTATAACGCACCACTCACTAATATATATGTTTTGTTGATGGAGATGCGTGGGAATCACATGCTATAGCATGGGGTGTATATGTATAACATTCGTCTTGAATTTGAAAGACTTTATCCTTTACATCAGTGACTTTAGGAGCTTCAATTACAACACAATTATCACCTTTACAAACTTTAGCAAACATAAATGCCAAACTTATACCAAATATGCCAGAAATGAACATATTTCCTGCATCAGTATGAAAGAGACGATTCATTACTCTTTCTAATGCTGCCATTATTGCGGGATGTCGTTCTATATATTTATTGGGATTATTAAACTGTTGGTTGTTTAGTTATTTTTTTAGGGTCTGATGGACATTCTACTTGGTTAGTTGTATACATATAACATTCATCTTTAGATAATTTATCATGATATACTAGTGATTTTGCATTAAATGGTGTGGGATATTTAATAATTGCTTTACGTTCTGGACCAATGACATAAACATAGAGCAATCCAACTGAGAAACAAATCAGAAATATTGGGAAATAAAACTGAAAAGGTTTATTAGATGACATACTCTACTATTTACTAAGAAGAATACTTATTGTATTTGAGAAATATTTGATGTTATGGATGCATCACCGCCGGTAGTTGATGCTGGGATCGGTTCAGGCTCAACATATCTATATTGAGGCGTATATATGGTATATATATCGTCTTTGGGTAAAAGTACTGGGTCTGGTATTTTAAATTGCAAGTATTCATTTAATTTGCCAATATCTTTTGATTCTTGCCAAGTTGTTTTTAAACGACCTTTATCAGCTGTATATATATTATATGCAAATTCCTGTTCTTTACGAGGTATATGATGGTTTTTCATATATTCTTCAACTAAAAATTGGTTATATTGTTTTTGTTCTTCAGTATATTTTTTAAAATCTTCAAAAGCTAAATTAGTCTTCACAAGTTGAGTAGCCATTTTATTTTTGAGCATATCATTTACACAAGTTTTTAAAAGCGAAAATCCTGATGGTGTATCCATTATAGAAAAAAGAACATTATTAATTTATTGAGGTACACGTGTTGGAGCTTCAATTGATACAGGTTGTTGAACTCCTGGCCAAGGTTGTATTTGTTCAAATAAACTGGCAAATTGTTTACTTAATACATCTTGATTATCCGGAGATAGTTGATCATCGTATACACTGCGTGGTACATATTTAATTGCAACTTCTTGAGGAGGGCAAAAGTTTGCTTGTGAGTAATATCCTTGAATTACTAAGAACATGCCTATAAATAATAATATTAATGCGACCGATCTCATACTACACTACTCTATTAATATATATTTAAGAAGATGGCTCATCTTCAGGCGCGGGTGCGGGCGCGGGTTCACTAAATGTAGATGTTGATATATTAGGTACGGAATCTAAATCAACCGTAGCAATACTTTCAGTAGAAGTGATATCTGTAACTGTTGTAGTACCCACAGAATCTGCATTATTTAACCCAGATGAAGCGAGTGCTTGTTCAGCTTTAAGAGCTTCCTTTTCAGCTTGAAGTACCTTTTTCTTTTCACTAGCATCTTTCATGGCATCTTCTAATTTTTCTTGTTTACGTTTTTCATACAATTCATCCTTGGACATTTGATTTTCTTTGTATTTCTTCATCAGTGTGTTCAGGCTTGATTCGGCATATTCTTGGTCTTGTAAATCTTCTGGATTGGGAGACCAAGGACACCAGCAACCAACTTGTGCTACATAGATATCGAATTTGTCACCCATACGTTTAAGCACTTCTGCGCGAGTTTGGGCCTCTTTCAAAGTATCGAAAACCCCACGGACTTTAATTCCGCGCATAGAAGTTTTGAAATCATTAATTTTAAGGAATTCTGTCTCAAGTTCATGGTTGTTTAATCCCTTGAAAAATTTATATTGATCTTGAAGTTCTTTAATATCGAATAAATGAGAGTTGTTTTCTTTAATTACATCAAGCAATTGTCCATCATCAGGATATTTCTGCTTTAAGTTAGTGAACAACATATCTACTTGAGATGAAAAACTGTTAATAAATTTAGAAAAGTGGAAAACCTCTTTATCTATGAGAATGTCTTCGGGTGAAATAAAAGACAAACACACATAATTTTGGCCACGGAGGGGTTTATCTTCATCGAGGTAATCAATTTCTTTTGTAGATACTAAAGGTTCCATTTCTCAGTAATATACAGCTTATGACTACTTTTCTTAAATACTTTTCATTCGCAAGTTATTTTCTTACATAATAGTATAAAGCAATATTTCATGGCATATTCTTTCGATCTCCAAGAAGTTCTCACCCGTTTCATTAAATACATCGTAGAAGGTTTAGCAGTAGCCCTCGTTGCTGCCCTTCTCCCCAGCAAATCTCTTCCCCGTGAAGAAATCATCCTCCTTGCCCTCTCCGCTGCAGCAATCTTCAGCATCCTCGATTTACTCGCACCCTCTATCTCTAGCACTGTCCGCGGTGGTGTTGGCTACGGCTTAGGCTTCCAATTATCTGGATTCCCAGCATAAATATAAAAATAAGCCCGACATTTGTATTTTTTATTATAAAGAATTAACCAATAATTCTATCACGAACAACAATCCGCAAAGTTAGGCTCGTTTGTAACGTTGGATCAGGTTCTGTTTTTGGGTCACTATTAACACCATCAACTAATGGTCCACAGAATTTAAAGATGTCCCCCTTATTTGTGCGATATTCAATGGTCATTTTATCCAAACGTTTTCCTTCAGTTGGGAATATGATTTTTGTAATTTCGGGTTCATTATATGTAGTTTGAACAAAATTCCCAAGAATATTCGCAGGGAGTAATTTCGCAAGAATTTTGGAAGTACCATTATTTGTAGATTCCATCATACCAATACCATCAGAAAGCTCTGGGCAACATATTAATAAATACATGTTTTGTGCTACCGAATTTACATTTGGATAAACTGCATCAACGACTTCAATTGAATACACATTCTTAAATCCTCGTGCAACTGATGCTCCTGTAAAACCATTCCCTGGGTCAAACTTCACTTCAAAATTGCCACTATCAGGCCATATATCGCGGTCCCTGTCATTTGAATCAATATTGATATAATATGTCCGAAATTGATATTTGTTATCGCCAGAATGCGCTGAAAACATTTGTGTAGTCATCTTGTATTATAATTACTATTACATAAGTTAATTAAATAAAAATAACGCGCGCACCCGGCTTAATACATTTCTTGCCATTGAAGACTTGAGTAAATAACAGTATTATTATCACCACCACTATCAGTCTTTCCTATTTGATATATATTGTTTGACACACAAATAACATATATTTGACTATCTGTGCATTGAATATTATTTGCAATTATATATATACTACTATTTAGTAATAATTTAATAAATCAAATTTTATAGATGGACTTAAAGAGAAGGCATGAATGGCCAGTTTAAATCTTCACATATATTTTTAAAAATTTGATCTTGTACCCATAGCTTTTCTCTACTTTTGAGTAGCGGGAAGAAACGTAAATATTCGTGTCTATTTAATATTTGAAAGAATTTGAAAAGCACGTATGAATATGATAAGAAGTTCTTCCGTTCTTTTGGACAATGTTTAAGAAAAGGTCCCTGAATTTCTTTGAACATACTACATAATTTTTCTTCAAGCTCAGGTGAGAAGTGAGGTGTTGGAACTCCATTAATCCGATTGATAATGTAGTTGATGTGTTCGTAGTATTTATTTATTCTGAGACGCTTCATAATCTCACGCATTTTGTTATATGTAATTTTCCGCGTGTCCTGTATTTTTTCCTTTCGTATTTCCTTGAGAATGTTTTCAAAAATTTCCTCAGGAATATCCGTACTCTCTTTGCCCTGTACTTGACTACACCATTCGCGAAAATGATTAATACGTTTGTAGCTATAATGTGACGCTTCTTTATTAGGTTGTCGTATCAATGGTCTGTTTTGCTCAATGAGCAACAACTCTTGATATCCGCAATCTGAACAAACCATTGCTCCATCTTGATGAATACATGTTAATTGTAAATGACATCTAGGGCAAGTACCAAGTGCATCGTGATTTTTCGCTTTCACATGAGTTAAATCTATTTGTGCTAAATATTCATCAACAAGACTTGCCTTATCTATTATTTTTTCACTAGAAGACGCCGTTCTCCCACCGATTAATTGTTGTGCATTAATAACATTAGAATTTGTATTATCACCATTAGAATCCCCTAAACGCAAAGCATCTAAAATTGTTAAAGTTGCCGGAGGAGACATTTTTTTACGTCCTTTATTTACTGGTCTTGGAAGTGGTGTAATTGTTGGTATATTTTGTACTTGATTTTGTTGTTCAATAAGATCATAGTATTTAAATAAAATATCACCAGTATTTTCAAAATATTCGATTTCATCATCGGCCGATTGAATTTTTACAAGTTGATTTTCAATATTCTT